ATGGGTGATGAGAAGGAGGGCGAAAAACTGAAAAAAATGGATAATTTTTGCTTTTGCAGTGACAAATGGGGTGACAAATGGGGTGACAAAACACAGAAAAAAGATGTGGTTAGAATGGGGTATAATGCCAAAATAAGGGGTAAAACAGTCTATTTTTGCGTTTAAAGTACCCTATAATACCACATCTTAAAACAAAATAATTTCACGTAATGTGTTGATTTATATATTATTTTAGCATATTCCTTTATAAAAAACAATGAAAAAATACTTATTGGTACATAAATCCAGATTAATGTTTTAAAAGAATTTACGGATACTACCCATGACTGCATAAATCCTCTTGATCATTGAAATGGGGATTTCTTGTTCGCTATATTCCGGAGCATGATTTGTCGGGATTAATCTTACGTATCCTTCTTTAGTAGACTTTCCCATTCTTTTAACTGTTCGGTATTCATCCGTGACGATCCCGTAAATCTCTCCAGCCGGTAAATAAGCGATTGGAGTTGTTAATTCTTTCATGGCTATAATGTCCCCGTTACTCAACTCCGGTTCCATGGAATGCCCTGTGAGGTTGCACCAAACAACACCCTCCTTGTTGTATGGGGCAAAGTCTATGTAAAAGGCTGGAAGAATGTTTTGGTCGTTGAATATTAAATCAAAGCCCCCGATAAAGTCTACATTGTAGTATGGCGATCCTCTGTGTTCAAGATTTGTGGATGGAGATATATCCTTTACTTCTTTTAGCATAGGAGTGCGTCCAGTAATAAGCCAATCTATATTAATTATATCAGAATATTCTGACATTTGAAACTTTTTAAAGAAATCATAACTTGGAGCACTCTTCCCTTCTGTTATGTCATATATAGTTTGGGCTCTATTGTATCCTAATTTTGAAGCAAATGCGTTCTTTGTTTCTCTCAAATAAGCCAGCATTTCTAAAAATCTTTCAGAAATTTCTGTATTTTTTGCGTCGTTTTGTTTGTTCATATCAGAATATTCTGTAATATTGCATCACATTTCAATACTGAAACATCGCTGTAAAGATAAGAAATAGAAATTAAACACAAAATAAAAACAAGATGGTGATCGTAAACATGGAAATCGCAGAACAGCTTCTTTGCTGGTATGAAGAAAGGGATGTTGATGCTGAAGCATATTATCGGGAGTTCCGATTGAATGATGGTAATGGGCTATCTCCGGCTCGTATTCATGATTTGACTCTGAAAGCAAGTATCCTGAATACGATAGAACGCTTGCTTGTCAGTGGTGTACTTTTTCAGGGACTGCGATATAAAGTAGACCTGCAGGATCTTGCAGCCCAGATCGTTTATTTACGCAGAGTCGAAAGAATAGAAATACCTCTGCCGGGAAACGCTAAAGAGCTGCAAAAGTTACTTACTGCTTATAGGAGACATGGATATATCGCGTTAATGTATTAAATCGAAAATAATATGACAAAAATTCTAGTAGAACAGGGAGTGAAAGTGAAACTCCAGCAGCAAACCGGAGCCAGTCAACCGACGATACGCAAGGCACTGGACGGGAAGACCGATACGCCGCTGGCACGGCTGATCCGGGCTATGGCGAAAAACTCGTTCGGAGGGGTTGAAGTGGTGAAGAAATAGTTTATTAATAAATCAACAGGGTTATGAAAATGTACAAAACACAATGTGAAGCGCTTGTAGGATTGAGTGTAATAATTTAGATCCGGGACGGTTTTACGAAAAGGAGTACTGGTTTATGTTAAACCTAATAGTGGACGGTTGGACCGGGGTTCGCTTCCCCGGTGGGAACAATAAAGAAGAATGTTTGATATGATTCAATGGATAGATAATATGTTGTGTGTACAGGGCGGATGGCTGTATGGTGATGGCGGAATTATGAGTGAATCTTGTTATAAAAAATTAGCTCAGCGTAGAAATATCAATGTCCACCAGCGTGCCTGCCGCAACCGTCCTGCATGGGTGGTTTATGAGAGTATGCCGGAGCGTTTCAAGGAGGCCATCGAATCGAAAATCGGGGATATTTATCAGTACGTGAAAGAGAATGAATTATTAAAGTATATCCGGGAGGACCAGAAAGCGCTGAAGATTTTCCGTGATTACCGTTTCGGTGATGACCGGAAACTGCCTGACGAAGCGATCCTGGAGTATTATTCGAATGTAAAGGTAATGAATGCCGTACATGAGGTGGTCAATGTCCGCCGTCAGATGCGCCGAAAGTTGGGGAAAAAGACCATGGCGAACGTGTGGGAGGAAATCGCCGAGTCGGTGAAACGGCTCGACAAGCACAAGATCCCGCACAGTCTGCCGGAAAATCCCCGGCGGTTGAAGGAAAAACTCTCGGACTACCTGAAAGAGGGGCCTGAACTCTTCATTCACGGCGGTTTCTGCAACAAAAACAAAGAGAAGCTGAATGACGAGGTAAAACTGTGGGTACTGGCCCAGTGGGCGAACAACATCGAGCGGATCACCTCGGAGGAACACCTGCTGTCGGTGTACAACGAACACGCCCGGGAGATGCGTAAGGCCAGTCGGGAAAATGAAAAGATATGGAGAGAAGTGAAAAGCGCAAAGACGTTGCATAATTTCCTTTATTCAGATGGCATCCAGTCGCTTTGGTGGGGAGCGCGTTACGGGGAATTGAAAGCTAGGGAGAAATTTGTTTACCAACACTCTACCCTGCTGCCGACCATGCGGGACAGTCTGTGGTATTCTGACGGGACGAAAGTAAACTATTATTACCGGGATCAAAACGGCAATATAGCCACCCTGTCGGTCTATGAAGTGATGGATGTGTACAGCGAAATGTTTATCGGCTATGCCTTTTGCCAGCACGAGGACTACACGGCACAGCGGACAGCCTTCCGGATGGCCCTCCGGACAGCCGGCGAGAAACCCTATCAGGTATCCTTTGACAACCAGGGCGGCCACAAGAAGCTGGAAACGACCTCTTTTCTTGGCAAGCTTGCCCGGATAGCCGTAAAGACACAGCCCTACAACGGAAAAAGCAAGACGATAGAATCCGCATTCGGACGATTCCAGAAACAGTTTCTGAAAAAAGACCCTTGTTTCACGGGACAGAATATAACAGCCAAGGATAAGGAAAGCCGGGCAAATATGGAATATATCCTCGCCAACAAGGAAAATTTACCTGACCTCGAAGAGGTAAAGGCCCTCTACCTGAAACGGCGCGAGGAATGGAACTCGGCGCCCCATCCCAAGACAGGAAAAGCACGGAGCGAGATGTACCGGGAGAGCCGGAACCCGGAAGCCGTGGCACTGACCGGGGAAGACATGCGTGAACTGTTCTGTACGGAACACGAGAGCAAGATCCGGGTAACGGCCTACGGGCTTTCGTTCGAAGTGGAGAAACGGAAATACACCTACATGGTCTACAATGGGGACATGCCGGATGTGGACTGGATTGCCGACCACGTGGACAGGCGGTACACTGGCAAGTATGACCCGGACGACATGAGCGAGCTGCACCTGTACGAAGAGACCCCGTCTCGCGGTCTGCGGTATGTGACCACCGCATTTACAAAAGTGGATATCCACCGCGGTAAACAAGAACAGGAAGAATGGGAAGCCAGTTACATCCGCAGCATCGAAGACAAGAAGAAAGCCCTCCGGCTCCGGAAGCGGGATGAGATAGAGGAAATCCTTGAAAAGCACAACCTCCTGCCGGAACAACACGGACTGAACAGTCCCGCTCTGAAAGGTATCGAGACATCCCGACCCGCTAAAAAAACGGAGGTTATAAAGACCCGGGAACGAAGGAAGCAACGGACGAAGGGAATTGCAGAAATACAGAAAGAGATCAGTAATGTGGTGGCGATCGGCGGCGGCGATGATGAAATTGACGAGATCCTGGACAAGCTGAATGAGCGGTATCCGCTGGAAGATAAAAAGATTTATTCAAGAATATAAAAAAGGAGCCGGGACCTCACGGTTTATCCGGCCTGTAAACGAAACAAAATTATGGAAAATCAGGAGAAAAAACAAATTTCGGAGGCGCTGGAGAGTTACTGCGCCCGTTTCGAGAGCCAGAACAAGGCGGCCAACAGCCTGAAAGGCGTGAGTGCAGCGACAATCACCCAGGTGCTGCAGGGGAACTGGGAACTAATCGCCGACAGGATGTGGCGGAACATTGCTTCGCAGATCGGCTATTCGAAACAGGAATGGGCAGCCGTCGAAACGGAAAATTACAAGCTGCTGACCCGATTGCTTGAAGACGCGCAGGAATTCAGCAATGTGTTTGCCATCTGCGGAGATGCCGGAAGTGGCAAGACATTTACGGTGCGCCGGTTTGCCGGAGAGAACAGGCGGGTGTATATGCTGCAGTGCAACGAATACTGGAACCGTAAGATGTTCATGCAGGAGCTGTTGACCGCCATGGGACGGGATTGCAGCGGATATACCGTCGGAGAGATGATGTCGGAAGTGGTCCGGGGGTTGAAGAGAGAGGATCATCCACTGATTGTCATGGATGAAGCGGACAAGTTGACGGATCAGGTGATGTATTTTTTCATTACGCTCTACAACCAGCTGGAGGACCACTGCGGAATTGTGATGTGTGCTACGGACCACCTGCAGAAACGCATCAGACGCGGTCTGAAACTGAACAAAAAAGGATACAAGGAGATCTATTCGCGTATCGGGAGGAAGTTTGTGGAACTGGACGGCGTGAGCAGCGGTGACATTGCCGCAATCTGCATCAATAACGGGATCACGGACCGGGCGGCCATCAGGGAGGTGATCCAGGACAGTGAATGGGATTTGCGCCGGGTGAAGCGGAAAATACATGCCCTGAAACAGCTTTCATGAGGTATTTAATTAGTTTATAAAAGGTTTTTAAATGGCACGAGCGTTAACATACAAGAATATCGAAAACTACAAACCGGTCGAGCTGGAGTTTTCCGGCCGCTGGGAGGCGTCGTTCGGGCGTCCGGAGATGAAGGGCAGTTGGCTGGTGTGGGGAGGTTCGGGAAGCGGGAAAACACGTTTTGCCCTGCAACTGTGCAAATACCTCTGCCGGTTTGGGCGTGTGGCTTACAACAGTCTGGAAGAGGGATTGAGCAAGTCGATGAAGATTGCATTCATGCAGGCAGGTATGAAAGAAGTGGACGGACGGTTCATATTTCTGGATATGGAAAACAAGGCAGACCTGGAAAAGCGACTTGAAAGGCGGAAGAGCCCGGATGCTGTAATTATCGACAGTCTGCAGTATTTCCGGATGACCCTGTCGGATTATGAGCGGTTTAAAAGGAAATTCCCGAACAAGCTTTTCATTTTCATTTCACATACAAAGGGAGGTGAACCCAAAGGAAGCGTGGCTGAGAGCATCCGTTATGATGCATTCGTGAAAGTGTGGATTGAGGGCTACAAGGCTTTCCCGGTAAGCCGGTATCTGGGCGGTGAGGCTCCGCCTTTTATAATCTGGACTCAGGGAGCGGAAGATTATTGGGGAAATAATGAACTAAAAAACAGAAAACCATGAAACAGGAAGTAACGAATTTCGGAAAATTCTACCGGTTACTCCGGCTATTGCCAGGCGGACAGGATCCGGATGAACTGAAAGAGGACCTGGTATGGAAGTTTACGGATTTCCGGACCAACAGCCTCCGGGAGATGAAACGGGAGGAATATAACCGGATGGTTGAGTACCTGGAAAATATGACAGGCGGACAGATCCCGGAACGCAGGCGGCGTGGTTACTACAGTGATGAAGCAGAATTATGGCGCAGGCGTGCCATTGCGGCGGTATTCGGGTTCTATGAGAAGATAAAGGAACCGGTGACGCTGGAGTATGTGAAGGGGATTATCTGTCAGGCAGGAAAAGTAACAGATATTAATCAGATTCCTCCGGCTAAAATGCGGGAGATTTACAACAGCTGGCTGATGAAGCAGCGGGTAAAGCAAAGTGTCGATCGGGTAGCAGATAAAGAGCTGGTAAAGTATGGTTATCTGGAGAAAGGAGGCGGACAATGATTTACATGGAAGGCTGTTTTATTGATCCGCATGAAGGGATCCTGACCGCCCGAATCATTTGCGATACCCAAAAGCAACAGGCGGTACTTGAGATAAAGGATAAGCCGGGACGGTATGGTAAGGTGTTGGCGAAAGCAGGTGTTAGCGGTCCCGGAGCAGAAAGATTTTATATACGGACAACCAATTATTATTTCGGACATGATAGAAAAACAGATTCCTGCAACTGAAAAGGTTGCAAAACTACGTTCCATGGGCTTTGTCGTGGAAGAACGCAGAGTGGAGAAATGGCATGGCGAAGAATGTTTCCATGTATGGGAATGGCAGTTGAAAACGGGTGACGACACGTGGATCAATGCGCTTTCCCTGTTTGATGATATTATAAGGGATAAAATAAGTAATCTGGTAATGGATAGTATCACCCGCTTTGATGTGTACTATAAACTAAACAGGAAATAATTACAATCTGCAAAGCGGGATAGAAATAATATGTAACAAATTAGCAAGGAGGTGTATATGATCGACAAAAAAGAATTGATACAAATATTTGAACAATTTCTGAATGAAACCGGGAATTGGTACAGGTTTACGGATTTTGCAGAAAAACAGGGATATACAATTGAAGAACTTGGATTTTCCGAGGATGAATAGATTAAATAAAAGAAATGATGACGGAAAATGATCTTAAAACTATGGGACTGGTACTGTCGCTTGACGAATGTATTGGATTGGCCCGGGATGTATGTGATAACTGCAAAGACAAAGTGAAACACGCCAGGACTTATGCCTCAAAGAAAGCCTGTAAAAAATCAATAGCGTTTTATGAGGCAGTACTATACCACCTCGAACGGTTGAAAAAGAAAGAATCTGAAATTAAAATTGACAGAGTTTATGAGTAATGTAAATGAATTATCGGTAGAGGAGCTGGAAAGACTCCTTGCTGAAAAGAAAAAAATGAAAAAAGACGAAGAAATCCGCAAGCGTGAGGCTTACGAAGCTATCCGGGCGGAGGTTGTACACAAAATCCGGACAAAAGTCTGGGGTGTTGTAAATAACGTCAAGGGGTTTTTTGATTTTGTCCAGGCAGAAACGGGGGCGTTTAAGGAGGTTATGGCAGAATACGGACAGCTCCGCGATCCGGGGCAAATGAGTTATAAACTGGATTGGGACGGTTTCCGGATTTGGATAAAATGCAACAAGGTGAAACGGTTTGATGAACGTGCCGATGTGGCAGCATTACGATTGATTGAGTTTTTGCAGACATGGATACAGCGTGCGGATAATGGGGTGAACAATCCGATGTACCAGTTAGCGATGACTTTACTGGAACGTAATAAGTTCGGGGATCTGGACTATAAAAGCATTAGCAAGTTATACGAACTTGAAAATAAATTTAATGATCCGGAATATTCTGAAATTATGCAATTGTTTAAGGAAAGTAATGTTGTTGAAGGTACCGCCACTAACTACTATTTTGAAGAAAGGGATGAACGTGGTGTATGGAGAAAATTGGAGCCAAGTTTTAACCGTTTATAATGAATACTATGACAGCAAATTGGTTTGAAGGAAAGGTAAAATATATCCGTATCGGTGAGGATGGCCGGGAGCGGAAAGTAATGGAAGCATACCTGCTGGATGCAATGAGTTATACAGAGGCGGAGAACAGGATTATAGAGGAGATGGAGAGCATTGTAAACGGGGAGTTTTATATTTCCGGGTTAAAGAAGTCGAATATTACGGAGGTGGTTTCGTCGGAAGATGAGAATGACGACCGGTGGTATAAGGCAAAGGTTGCCATTATCGATGCGGATGAAGTAAGTGGCAGGGAAAAGCGGGCTTTTCAGTATTATCTGGTGGCAGCTTCGGACACGAAACGGGCGCTGGAGAATCTGAATAAGTCTCTTTCGACGTTTGTGGTGTCCTGTGAGGTTGTGAGTATTTCCGATACACAGTTTATCGATGTATTTCCTTACATACCTGATGAAATGAAAGAGGATCCGGAAAATTCAGTACCAACGGATCAGGATAAATAAAAAAAGCCCTGAAAGCGAGAAATCCCGGCAAACAAGGCAGTGTAGCAATTGCAAATATAGGGATTTTTCGCCAATGGCTTACAACAAAAAGGGATATTATTTAAGAGCGCGTTTAATACAGGAGATTACAGCCCGGTATTACGAGCCTGAAAACCACGCCAAATGTCATAAACAGGTGTGGAAAACGCAGATTTATCCCCGGTTCGGTATCTGTTACCGGACTTATTTGAAGTATTGCAAAGTTAAAGATCCGGTCCTGCATGAAGATGTAAGACAATTAAAAATCGAGTTTTAAGAATAAAATTATGAATTTGAGAACAACGTTTCGCGTACATGATCAGTTTTGCGGTGCCGGAGGAAGCTCACTCGGCATCCGTAATCTTTCTCAGAAATATGGTGGGGGCATCGAAGTTTCCCTGGCCATGAACCACTGGCGTCTGGCCGTTGAAACTCATTCAACCAATTTCCCGGAAACGGATCACGATTGTGCCGATATTTCTGCAACGGATCCGCGACGTTATCCCGGTGCCGACATGATGATTACCTCACCGGAGTGTACCAATCATTCGATCGCCAAGGGTGTGGCGCGCAAATATCAGCAAACAAAAAATCTTTTCGGTGATATTTGTATAGATCCGTCGGCGGAACGTTCCCGGGCAACCATGTGGGACGTCCCCCGTTTTGCCGAATACCACAATTATAAAATTATTATTGTCGAGAATGTTGTCGATGCCCGGATGTGGATTATGTGGGATGCCTGGTTACATGCAATGCATAATCTGGGTTACCTGCATAAATGCGTATACCTTAATTCCATGCACGCCCTTCCTACTCCTCAGAGCCGCGACAGAATGTATGTCGTTTTCTGGAAAAAAGGGAATAAAACTCCTGATCTTAATATAACTCCTGAAGCGTACTGTGAGAAATGCGGTAAAGATGTAAGTTCTGTACAGAGCTGGAAAAATCCGGCTAAAAAATTCGGAAAATACAAGCAGCAATATCTTTACCGTTGTCCGTATTGTGGTTCGGTTGTAGAACCTTATTATTATTCTGCTTTTAACTGTATAGACTGGAGCCTGGAAGCACCCCGGATTGGCGATCGCCTTAAACCATTATCTGAGAATACTATTAAAAGGATTGAATACGGAATAGAAAAATTCGGGAATCAGCCGATTAACTTAGGTGTATCGGATATCGGTTGTCCGGGTTTTCTGTCTAAACAATATGGAGGAGGTTTTAATTTAAAAAATTCTCCGGTCGGTTTGGATAAGGTTATCGGAACAATAACCACCTGGGATCATCACGCTTTTATCGGTTTGCCTGTTTTTACCAAAATGCATGGAACCGGTCTGGCCTATCCTTCTTCCGAACCAGCCCATACAGTTCTGGCGGGTGGATTACATCATGGGGTTGTCGGCGTACCTTTTATAACAGAAAATTTTGGCCAGAGCAAAGCTAAACCGCTTTATAGCCCTATCGGTTGCCAAACTACAAAACCCTCCTATGGCCTCGTATCAAATCAGAGCGTGAATGCATTTTTATCTTACTATTACGGCCAAACTACTCTGTCGAGGCTTTCCGATCCAATGGGAACGGTTACGACCAAAGAGCGGGTTTCTTTGGTTTTAACTCCGGGGAATAAGGTCGATATTAACGATTGTACCTATCGTATGTTAAAGGACCATGAAATTAAGGCGGCGATGGCTTTTAACAAGGATTATATAATCCTCGGAGGTACAAAAGACAGAATAAAACAGCTAGGAAATGCGGTAACACCTCCGGCTATGGAATTACTGGCGGAAAGGTGTATTTTATCGTTGATGTAAAATTTGAATTTTAAAAATGAGCTAATTATTTAATAAATTAAACATGAAAGCAGAAGACTTGATAGACAAAAATTCTTTATCTGACTTTACAGTAGATAAAGATCAGGGCGTGGTATTTGTACCGATCGCATTGACTGCTATTAATATGGCAAGAAAAGAGGAGATCGAAAAGGCAAAGAAAGCTTTTTGCCGGCAGCAATGTAATATTGTGTGCTGGGAATCAGACTATGGTAACAGATGTCTTGATTTCGAAGATTTTATATCAGAATTAAATTCTTAATAACAATGAAGGTAGAGAATATCGTAACTAGCATTGAATTAAGTAAAGAACTTATTGAAGCTGGGGTTTCTGCTGAAACTGCTCTGTGCTGGGTAAGAAATCAGGCAGGTGATTACCAGGTGGAGATTCACGGTGATTTTGGGAGTTGTCTTGATCCGGTTCCCTGTTATACAGCATCTGAATTGGGTGTGATGCTGGAAGGTTACGTTTCGGATATATGTCGGCATGATTTTGGACTACATCGATATGAACTGTCGTATGCGAACGACTGGATAAAGGGAGGAGAATATGATACTGAAGTGGAAGCCAGAGGGCAGCTGCTTTTGTATCTGATTAAGATCGGTCAGATTACAGCAGAAGAAGCAAACAGAAGGATTTTAAACTAAGTATAATCCGCAAAATGAATTTTGCACATTTATAAAACGAAAAGTGTAGAATTTGTTTTGGAGATTATAGATTATTACAAAAGTAGAAATGATAGTGGAAACTTTAAAAAATTAAAGATATGATGATAGAAGAAGAACTCAGGAAGTGCGAAAAGATAGACAGACGTGTACAACGTATTTTGTCGATAATTATGATTTTCTTAAATACAATAGCAATGGTATTTTTCACCTTGATGTTATTCGAAAAAATATCATAGTATAATCCGCAAAACGAATTGTGCAGATTTATAAAGCGAAAAGTTTAGAATTTGTTTTGGAGATTATAGATGCGTGAAAACTTTACAAGTAAAATTTAACGGTATGAAGAAAAAATTTAAAATAGTTTTAGCATGGATGCTAATATTTCTTTACCCTATAGCAGTTGTCGGTTATCTCATTGTTGCTTTCGGGATTGGATTAAAAATTACTGGGTATATTTTAAAATTTAATTTTGATAGTGCTTGGAGTGAACTACAAGATATTAACGAAGATTTTAGACTTTAACGATTTGAAATGTGCAAAGGTATAATTTTTGAATATAAAGATAAAAATGGGGAAGTTGTTAAGGCAGTTGCCCTTAATAATGAGCAACATTCTCAGTTTTCTGATTATGGGAAAGTATTTCTTCGGATATTGAATGATGATTATACTTTCAAAAAAACAGAGGAAGGTAAAGGCATTATAGCCTTAAAAAACGGTAATGAATTAATCCAAACAGGATTTTGGGATTAACCTGATCCCGGTAAATGATCCGGCACGCTCTTTGAAATACTAAATTTATCGCCAAATACAAAAATATTATATTAAAATTGTATTTTTATTTGGTTGTTACAAAAATAACGATTATATTTGTAATACAAAAATAAACAAATAAAACATAGAGTATGAGACAAGAATTTATAGATAAGGTGATCAGCGAAGTAAATAACACCTGGATAGGAAACTATGAAGCTAAAGAAGTAGACGGATTAATTATCGTTTTTTTTGAAGGTAAAGAAATAGCTTTTATAAAGAATTATAGAGCAGATAGCGAAGAGGAAGGACACGAAGACGAAGTAGAGACTTTACAGTATTATTGTGACACATTATAATATGTTAAAGATATTTGTATTAACAAAGAAAAAGAGTAACAAGCAAGAGTATTATACAACCCTTGCTGCTCTTTGTGAAGATAAATTGAAAGAGGAATTGGGAGTATCTAAATTTACACTCGATCGGGTAGATTTTTCGCTGGACTGTTACGAAAATGATATTTGCAAAATTGAACAGGTAACAGTAAAGAAACGAAGCGATATCCTTCGTGAACGAGAGCAATTTTTATAAAATAACTTGTAAGGCGGTAAATTCAGTTTGCCACCTTTTTTGTGTCCGGGCGGTATCTAAGTTCGGACATTCTAATTTTTAACGATTTAAACAAATTATCGGATATAAGAAAAAAATCGTATATTTGTAGCGATGCGGGAGCGCATCGTTTTTTTTGAATACTTTTTGTGAACGTTTATTTTTTCGTCTGAGAAACCGCGAATTTTAAAAGACTAAAAATAGGAAAAAATAAACTGGAACAATCACGTATATGGCTACGTGGTTGGGTACGGTTTATTCCTATTTTCAGGCTTCGCGGTTCTGTCAGACGGATAATCGACTCAACCGCGTTTTTTATGTACAAATTTATAGTCAGAAACTCCGCCAAAAGTTAAAAACCAATCCCAGAAATGAAAGGGAGTCGGCGTTGGTTTTTAGGAGGTCCTGACGGACCTCTTTTTAATCAATCCCCCTATTTTTATAGATTGGCGTTACTTAATAAAAGGTCGGGGGCTTTTTCCCCCTGAATATTTATTTGATTACCTGTATATCCGGTTTTGCCCGGACTTTGTGGTAAGTTTGGACTGCCGTATTATCCGTGTAGCTAAATTTATAGCTCAGTACAAACTCCCGAACAGCATCTTCCCGAAGCATCTTTTTAAGCGATACTTTGCAAAGCCGGGAATAATGTTCTCCGCCGGTTCCGTGCAGTAGTTTGTTTACCTTATCGATCAGATCGAATATTTCAAAGGCTTTATCTTCCTGATCCCGGGGTAAGACGGGAGTAACTCCGTGATACCTGATATCCGCGATTGTAATATTAACGACAGCTTCCGCTTGCTGGGATCTCATTCCTGCAGAGGAAAAATCCACGTTTCCGAGATCGATCAGGGCACACGGCCAGTCAACGGGCGGTTGTTCAAAATTGAGTTGTCCCCAGTCTTCCCCGATATACCGGAACTCCGGAATAGTTTGCAGGCGTTGCTGAATATCTTTAAATACTTCTTTCATGGTGTTTAAGCGATGTTTAAATGGTGATTTAATTTTTGAAAATCTTGTCAAATTCATGGCGGATATCCTTTTCGGCACTTTTGAAAATGTCGGGGGAATACCCCAGGTATTTTCGTTGCGGCATATTTATTTTACGGCTAAATCCTCGTACCTGGTACCGCCGGCCTGTTTTCCGATGCCGTCGGTTATGGGCTTTTACATATTGCACAAACTGCCCGCCTTCATTATGTATTTGGGCATAAGGTACCTTTGTCAGATCTACACCGACACTTACCCGGTCGGCAAGTGCTTTCGCCCTGACGTTGTTTTGTAGGTTTCCGTTACCGTACAGGATGCGCCGTCCGCGTGTCAGGTGGTTTTCGCGTTTGCGTTTTTTCCACCGGGGGCGGGTCGAGCCGTTCTCAACAAATCCCTGGGCGGAAAAATTGGCATCTTTCATTTTCTCAGCTGCAGCTGCCACATACCGGGGTATTTTCTTTTGCAGCCGACGGACTTCATCCGACTTACTGCGTAAATCTTCTGCCAGTTTTCTGATATCCTGCATATTGGTTTATTCATTTTTTTGTTCTACCTTTGTAATACAGATAATGGAATGGAAACCGCAGTTCCCTGATCCGGAATGGTGAGCGACAAAAACCATTATCTTTTTTGTTTTAATAGTCCAACCCGGAATTTTTCAAAATCGCTGATATTTTTTTCCCACTTGTAGAAACTATCCACCCTGCCGTCCATGTTTACCAATAAGACGATTGGAGTGTCTTTGTAATACCTCAGGTAAACGTTGTATAATTCATTGTCAAATGTTGAACTGGTCTGTTGTGTTGCCCACACTTCGTCCGGAGTATTGAACACGTCGATGGCTTCATCAAAGTAGTCAAACCGTCCCCGTTTGAGTAGTTTTTCTTTCAGTGCGGAATCGAAGCGGGCGGAGATATTGTTTTTGCGGTCTACCAGCGTGAACCCTTCCCCTTCTTTACCATATTGTGCTTCCAGGATACGCCAGTATTCCCGGTAATCATCCTCCGTATGGATTTCCTGTTTATAACCGGACAATTTTTTCGGATGTCCGTAAATCTCTTTTACGGGCTTCATGCCGTAGTTTTTCACGGCAGAAAGCTGCAGTACCTTAACGTCGGCATTTGCCTGGAAGTAAGGGTGTCCGTCCTCAAATACGATGCGTGACTTCCCCACGTTATGCCTGAACGGTTTCGCCACAACTTTGCCGCCTATTCTTTGTGCGTCCCCGGAGGACGGCATGGGTGTCTTTGTCCGGCTTTCGTAATTGCCCGTCTTGCGGGTATATTCCCTTTCCGTACATTTCCGCACCGTGCAACGGCACCGCCAGCCATTAGGCGGATAATACCTGTCCCAGAAAGGATCGTCAACGGGATAAATCAAACCGTCCAGATTGCGGTGTTCCTCCCGCACATGTTCATCTCTTGCGGTTACATATTCCAGGTAAGGGTGCGTATCTTTGGTTTCCTCGAAACTGATCCAGCGGCTTCCCTGTGTTCCGGCGGCAATTACCTGCTGCCGTTCGGCATCCAGGTAGTTCAGGTTATACCGGGCATTGATTTGCCGGGCTTTGCGGCGAAAATCTCCCGGAGATACCAGTTTTCCGTTTTCGTATACGGCATCACGCAGTTCCTCCAGTTCCGCAAAACACTTGGCACCGGAAAAGGCGAATATATTGTTCTGTACCCGGGTGAGCAGGTTATTGTCCTCCATTGTCCATTCCGGGGAAAAGAATTTTTTTCCATACCCCTGTTCAAATCCGGCAAGCATGCTTTTTATATTGTGGAAATACATTTCTTCCAGAATCCTGTCCTTATCCCATTCCCCAGAATACAATTTATCCAGATAAGGATCTATCAGGCTGTCGCATTCTCCGGCATCCACCGTTAACCGGTAATCGGTCAGGGCATATAATTTCACGATAGCCCCGCGCTGATCAGCGGGGCTTAACCGAAAAAATCAGACGTATCGATGCGGAGGCCGACCCCTCCCGTCACTTCTTTTTTTCCTGTCACCTGGATACCGAATTTATCTTTCATCCATTCCGGATCGATATCCATATACGGCAGGGCCTCCCGTGTCATACCCCACAATTTTTCAATGTCTTCTTCCTGCTGGAGTTCATAGGTAAGCCCTTCAGGAAGGATTCCGATTTTCACCAGTGCCGGGATCACGGTTCCGTTCCAGTAACTTTCCAGTGTTTTTTTATCGGCCTGTACGATCTTATCCAATAGTTTTATACTGCTTTCTTCTTTGGAACGGTTACCGTTTTTCGTATCCTGTCCGATAACGGCCCCTGTAATCAGTAGGGACATTTCCGAATTACAAAGCGATATCAGGTTGTTATACACATCCCCGTTTGTGTCCGCTCCTTTGGCAAACTCAAAGGACTCCTCGCGGTCGATAATAAAATAGGCGGCCGACCCCATATCGCGGAGCATGGCTTCCGCCCGGTTGAGCATTTCCGGATCCTGGGTGTCCGTCTTGATGAAGCGGGGAGGTATGCCGTATATTTCGCAAAGCTCGCTCCAGCAGGATTGCGCAAAACGCTTGAAAAGGACGTGCGGGATAGCTTTGTTTAATAATCCGTAATTGGTACGGCTACCAAATTCCAACAGCCATGTCCCGTATTCGCGGCAATTCCGGTAGTCAATGCCCGTCGTGTCATCCTCGCTCAATAGCAAAATGCCCTTTTCCGGAATGATGTTGTTGCGCGGCAGGGAGGTTACGCAAAGCGTATTGTTTTCGGTTGTAAGCTCAATCAGGGAATTCCCCCTGTAGTCCGCCCATAGAATTTCCCGGTCGATTTCATTTTTCCACCTTGCCGCTTTTAAAAGGGCTGTATTTTTCTCATCAATCTCACTTTCCCTTTTCAAAACAAAGGGAACAGAAAGCGAATGCTGCATTCTCAGCTCAATCTGCGAGGTCAGATGTGCATCGAGCAGGATATCCGTGTACAGGTTCTGTAATCTTGCCCTACGGGGATTTTCTACATTATCGGCAGCCCTTAACGCATTTTTCCAGGAACTGATATCCGCCCGGGTCCGGGAAATGGTTTTCGGTACAATTTTAGACACGTACCCCTCCCGGCGTTGTACCATTTTGGAATTGTCTTTTTTTACCGCCATATTTTGCCGTCTTTTTTCCCGGCGGTATATTTTATTGTTTTTCATCTTATCTTTCGTTTACGCTAAATTTAAACGGTATTTAAACGGTAGTCCTGTCAGTCGTCAAAACTATGTTTAAATTTCCGGTTACTTCCGCACCGGAGGGTTGTAACAATCTTTCCGTCTTCTTCCCGCTTCAGAGGTAAATCCGGAGCAATGCTTTTGCCGGATTCACCGACTCCGGCAACCAGTTTGAACCATTCGATGGCATTGTCATAATAGATTTTCGCTTTGTCGAAAAGGATACTGGCATTTGACAGGCGTATGATATACCACACCGCCATACTTTTGCAATGTTCAAGTACAAGTGCATTCCGTGCGTTCCCCCCGGCATTGAAAATGGCCGCCGTATCGTAACGTCCGTTCAGGTAGCTGGCCGCTTCCTGGATAGCCATCAGAATGGCCGACCGGATGACGACGTCGTCGGTGGTAATTTGCCCCAGCGTATAATTGTAGACCGCCGTTTTCAATTCTTCGATTTCGATAAACATGGCTGCCTATTTGATGTTTTTGTATTCTTCCCTGGCATCGAAGCACGGGCAGTGTTTTATCCATTCAAACGGTTCGATTACCCCGTTCCCGTTCAAATCAGGGGAGAAATCCCGGTGTCCCCTGATGGTTGCTTTGGGGTAGCGTCCCTTCAATTGCTGGAGTAAAAAGCACATGGCTGCCTTTTGTTCCTCCGTTCGGTTATCAACCGGCTTGCCGTTTGCCATAATGCCTCCGATATAGCAGATGTTTACCGACTGGGAATTATACCCCGCCACCCCGTTGCTGGGCTTGTCCTCGTCTAACAACTGTACAATCTCTCCGGAGGGTTTGATGATGTAATGGTATCCCGGATTTTTCCACTTCAGTATATTTTTCCAATAATCCAGGATACTCTGAACTGTTGCGTCCTGCGGGGTGGCAGAACAATGTACTACGATGTATTTAATCGTTCTCATGTTGATATAAATTAAAGGTTAAAATCTTCGGCTTTCCCGTTTCCCGTATCGGTAGGTGGTCTTTGCCCGGTAGGAAACGGTATTCAGTTTTGAAAATGCACCCTCAGCGGCGTCCGGCCCATCAACCGGCGATTCGTTGCCTTTTTCGAATTCCAGGTACTGGTCTACCAGTTCTATCTGGTCGGCGCTTTCCTTTTCGTCGATGTTGAACCATACGTTCCGGCGTTCAAAGAAAGATTGTGACGCTTCAATACGGTCATATTTGTCTCCCTTTGGACGTTTATCCGCTTTAACCGGGATGTAATATCCCCGCTGGTCGCCTTCGGTGTCAAAATCGTTTACAAATTCATCCATAGCGAAAAGCCCTTCAATCCAATAGCGGACTTTCCGGCAGTTCTTTAATTCCGTACTTTCGTACAGATCATAAAGCCATTGCGCCAGAACGGTCCGGGTCGCTTGCCGCAGGAAGGTGTGGATGATATGAAATTCTCGTCCTTTCTTTCCGATCAGGATCATTCCTTTGTGACAGGCTGCCGCCTTGTACGACAAGTCACCGTAAAATACCAGGGCATCGTATTCTTTTAGCGGTAGCATTTTTTTCCACTGCATATCCTCCATCCGGAACACGGAACCGTCCTGAATGTGCTTGTGCATGTATTCCCGCATGAAAGAACGGTAAGGGGTGTTGTTATACTTTTCACGCCAGTAAGCTGCCGACGTTTTCTCCGGCCAGTTGGGTTCGAAAGTATTCAGATCCTTCACTGCAGTAACCGAAAGAATGCGGAATTTACATTTCTGCCTGTCTCCCCGGGCTTTATTGATCTGAACTTTAAACTGTGTTTTAAGCCGGTTGGTAATACTGTTCTTATGGAAGTTGTTATTCGCGAAAACGAACCGTTTAACCGATCCGTCCGTTTCATTAAAACATCCCATCAGATCCTCGAAAATCCATTCCACCCCCTCACGCATCAGGCGGTCGTTATTCACATGCCGTTTATTATCTACATCATCCACGACGATATAGTCCGGCCGCTGCTCCTCTTCCCGGACTCCCCGGGGATTTTGTCCGAACCCCAAAGACATAAAACGTACCCCGTCCGTGGTCAGGAATTCACCGGCCGCCCAGTCTCCCAGTTTAAAACGGCACCCGTAATCGTTAATAAGCCGTTTGTTATATTGCAGTTGTGCCTGACAGGCGGACAACAGTTTTTGTGCTTTCTTTTCGGTCTCCCCGATAAGCAGCATAAATTTTAATCTGCCGGTGTAATACAGGTATAAGGGTACCCCCATGTCGGCATGGACGGATTTCGCACCGGAACGGTAGATTTCCAGTAATTCGTAAATTTCCGTGTTCCGGATCATATTGTCTGCGAACTGTTTGTGGAACCAGGCACATTTACATTGTGCATAATTCGGGAAATAGTATTCAAACCAGCGGGTATAATCATCCTCCAGCCACCTGATACGTTTTATCTTATCGGCTATTACCTCGTTGACATTGATAAACGTTGCCTTGCTGATCCGGCGGCAATGCTCGTCATACCTGGACAGGAGCTTTTGAAATTTGTGGTCTATCGCTGCCATTATTCGGTTATTTTAAAGAATCCTGCTCGGCCCTGTAGGCGATAAATAGCTTATGATATTCCGTGAAATCAATAGCTTTTTGGGGATCAACTTCGGCCATCCAGTTATCGAACTCCATAAATACCGAGATAACAACCGACAGGGATACTTTGCCGTCCAGATAGGTCAATGCCTTGTTGATTTTGGAAAGGGCATCCGCGTCGATTTTAGCCTTGTTCCCCTCGGAAACGGATTTCATTTCTTCCAGAAGCAGCTCCCTGATCTTTATCGGTGTGGAGATCATCCGGTCGCGCTTTGCATCCCAGTCCATTTGTTTCCGCCATTTGGACAGGGTCACCTCTGTGATTCCCAATTGCACGGATATGGCGGAACAGGTCAGCCCCTGTTCAACAAAAAGCGATTCCGCTACGCTGTATAACTTGTGTTTCGGTTGTGTTGCCATTCCTTTTTTCTGCAAAAATGGAGCGGAAAAAACAGTTGTGAAAAAATAGTGTAAAGCCTTTACATTCTTTTTGAAAGGCTGTTTTTTATACTTCAATTTTGCCCTGAAAACATGAGGAAAGAAATGGAAAGATTTGTGTTCAACGATGAGACAAAAAAGAATTCGCACGGCTTTTATCTGCTGAATGCCGGCGGAAGATTTGAGCGTTTTAAAGCAAACCCGGTAATGTTAAACAATCACGATTTGGCACAATTAACCGGGAAATGGCTGGACTTGCAGGTAAACGGTAATCTGCTCACTGCGGAACCTGAATTCGATGAAGGAGATCCGGACGCCCTGAAGGTAAAGGGTAAGGTTGAGCGGGGGTATTTGCGTGGTGCTTCTCCCGGCATTATTATCCTGGCAGCAGAATGGCGGGAAAACCCGGCAACCAAAGAACAGGAAATTTTCGTGACGGACTGGGAACTGTTTGAAGCTTCCACGGTTAGCGTACCGTCCAATGCCGGTGCACTGACTTTACGGATCTATGACACTAACCATAATCTGGTTAATGATCAGGATGTAAAGTGTCACGTTGAAAACATTATCAGACTGGGGCTTTCCTCACCAGAATCCCAAAACACCATTAAAAATGTAAAGATGAACGACGAAATTAAACTGACAGCTGAAGCGCTGGTGGCACTTGGCATTCAGGGCACGGCTGACGCGACGGCGGTCAATGCCGCCATTGTCGCCCTGAAAGTTAAAGCGGATAACGCTGAGAAGGAAGCACGCGAACTGAAAGAAAAGGCAGAAACTAACAGAAAACAAGCCGCAGAAGAGATGGTAAATCTGGCTGTTCAGGACGGACGGATCACCGCCGATAAAAAGGAAGCTTTTATCAGGTTGGCACTGGCAGATCCGGAAACGACTAAGGTAACCCTGGACTCGATCCCGGCCAAACAGAGTTTGGCGGCAAAAATTAAAGGTCTCTCCGGTAATTCACAGGTTCCGGAAGAACGGAAAAACTGGACACTGCTACAGTGGATGAAAAACGACATGTCCGGTCTGAAAAGGCTGCAAATTGAAGCTCCGGAAGTGTATGAGCAAATCAAAAAAAATGTATAACAACAAAACGAAAAAAAGATGGCTATTGAAAGAGAGTTATGGCTTGAGATGATTAAAGAGGGAATGGTACCGGATACCTCGTTTCTCTCCCAGTCGGTAAATATGGATGAATTTGTGGAAAACAATGTGCTTCATCTCCAGGAAGCCGGCGTCGATCCGAAAGTGCTTATCGACAATGACGTGTGGCCGATACCGGTGGCAACCCGTGAGGATATTCCCCTGGAATTGCCACTACATACCTTTGATACGGAAAACACCCTTGTAAGAAACATCGAAGAGAAAGAATCTTCCTATAACAAAATGAACAGTGTGGTCCGTTCCCATAAAAAATCGTTGATCAGGCAGATATCCGCCCATGCAGCCCATAACTGGTGCCCGACAGAAAACGGGGACCTGACTCCGGTAATTGTGACTGCCGGTGAAGTGAATAAAGCCGGTCTGAAACGTATTTCCTTTGAAGATATCCTGAATATGGAAGCACGGTTCCGGGCTTTGGACGTACCGATGGATTCGCTGGTTGTCGTATTGAACTCTTTCCACCTGGCCGATTTGCAGGCGGAAGATATGAAACTGTATAAGGAGATATTGTCTTCCGGGAAGCTTTTTAATTCTAAGCTGTTTACTTTTTCCGGCTTACCTTATTTCGATACGACTACGGGAAAGAAAAAAGCTTTCGGAACTGCTGTAGGTGAAAATGACACCCAGGCATCCCTGATGTATTGCAAGGACGAAGTTTGTCTGGCCCGCGGGACTACAGATGTGTTTGCCAGATACAAAGACCCGAAAGAGCGCGGTGATATTATCGGTTACCAGCAGCGTGCAATGGCTTTACCTATCAGGGGTAAATACATCGGGGCTTTTTACAGCGGAAAATAATCTTAAATCAGGATCATGGATGTGGTACAAATCATTACCGCCCTGACCGCCTTGCTAGGTGTTGTTACTTCTGTTTTTTATGTCCGGCGTACAAAGAAAGCAGAAGTAAAAATCAAGGAAGCGGAAGCCAGGGCGAATGAGATCGAGAACCGGAAGAATGATATCGGTAACGCAGAACTGATGATCGAACTGGTCAAAAAGGCTAATGCTGAAGCCTCGGAAGTTCAGCATAGTTTAATTGAAGCTTTAAAAAAAGAAAATGGAAAATTTAAGAAATCAGTTGAGCGGCTGGAAAGGGCTTTCCGGAGTATTCACCGTTGTCCTTATCGTGACAATTGCCCTGTTTATGCAGAGTTGCAAAGCGAAGAAGGAAGTGAGCAGCACAACCATTGTCCGGACGGAAACCATACGGGAAACTGAACGTGATACGGTGGTTGAAGTACAGGCCGACTCTGCTTTAATAAATGCTTTGCTGGAGTGTGACAGTATTGGAAATGTGTTGTTGAAACAGATAACAGCATACGAAGCAGGAAAGCATGTAAAACCGCCCCGGTTGGATATCCGGGATAATGTGCTGACGGCAACGGTAAAGGTGGATTCTTTCGGAATTTTCATGACGTTCCGGGAGCGGTATGTGGAACGGACGGATTACATGGAAAGCCAGGAGAAAGAGATTGTATATGTGAACCGGCTGACGGAGTGGCAGAAGTTCCGGATACGTTTGGCGAATGTTGTGCTGGTGGTGGTCCCTGTTTATATCGTGTTTAAATGCCGGAAATCAATCTGGCAATGGATAAAGAAAATTTTATTCAGAAAATAACCGGCAAAACCAACGAGTGACTGGATGTTATTTATAAACAAAAAAATCATCGGATTATGGAAAAAGAAGAAATGGTGGAAACCAGAGGCTTGACGGAAGAGCAAGCAAAAGCAGAAGCGGTTGAAAGCGCTGAAACGTCCAAAACCCAGGAAGCGGGAAAGAAAGAGAACAAAGAACGGAAAGAAAAAACAGGGAAACAGGCAGAAAAACAGGCAGATGCCGATAAACCGGAACCCCAGAAGAAACCGGAGAAATCAAAAGCGACCAGAGATATCCCCCCATTTTTGGAGTCTTACATGAAGGCTTATCCCAAGGAAACGGCCTTTCATGTCACCAGTGACAAACAGGTATTCTTGGGAAAGGATTTGAACCTGGCACGGTTTCACCAGCGGAGCCTGAAAACCGAGGGGGAAGTACAAACCATAAAAGTGAAATGACATGGGTTTAGGAAATGTAAATATAAAACTGGAAAACGGCGCCCTGGGGCGTGTTGCCACAACGGATGACGGGGTGGCCGGGCTGATCGTGACGGGTAAAGCCGTTGCTGAAAAACTGGATCTGAACAAGGTTTACCTGTTTTCCGGAACGCGCGATCTGACCACTTACGGGATTACGGAGGAAGAAAACCCGCTGCTCTGTAAGGAAATTACAGCATTCTACGAACAGGCAGGCGACGGTGCGGAATTATATGTACTGGTGGTTAGCGAAGCAACGACGCTTACCCAAATGTGCAGTGTGGATGACGGCAGTCCCTTGAAGAAGCTGATCGATTATGCCGCCGGGCGGATCCGGCTGGTAGGTATCAACAAACTGCCCCCGGCAGAATACGAAGCCGATACGGCACAGGGTATCGACGGAGACGTAATTACGGCTGTTGCGGCTGCGCAAAATATTGCAGAGGCATACCAGGATAAAATCAATCCGTTCCGGCTGTTACTGCCGGCAATCCTGTGGAGTGGAAGTACGGAAAGCCTTTTCAAACCCCGTGAAGGGAGCTATAACCGGGTGGGGCTGGTATTGGCTGCCGACAAAATTATCGGTGAAACTGCCTCTCCCGCTGTCGCACAGGTGCTGGGCCGTGCCGCTAAGATCGCGGTAAATTATTCGGTTGCCCGTGTAAAAGACGGCACCATTGCCGCTTCCGGTTTTCTGGCCGACGGTAAAACGCCGGAGGAACACGCCGGCATGCTCGATGCGCTTCACGATGCCGGGTATATCTTTTACCGGACGTTTGTCGGGAAAAACGGGTACTACCTCAATGACGACTGCATGGCTGCCCCGCTCGCGGACGATTACAGTAACCTGAACCTCGGCCGTGTGATAGATAAAGCAATCGTAATCGCTTACGGGGCGTATGTGGACGAGATTCAGGACAGCATCGAGGTGGACGATAACGGGCAGCTTCCGCAGTATCTGTGTACTTATTTCGAGGGCAATATGGAAAACGCCGTAGCAGCCAATATGCAGGAAGAAATCAGCGATTTTGAATGTTTTATCGACCCGGAACAAAACATTCTCTCTACCGGTGTTATGAACGTAAGCTGTAAGATTGTCCCGAAGGGGATTTTGAAGGAAATCAATGTGACACTGGGATTCGATAATCCCGCCTTAAAAGTATAAAAATGATACATATTAACAACAAAGAATACGCCTGGGGAGATATAACGGTCGTGGTTTTCGGCCGTCCCCTCGTCGGGATCACCGGGATCGAATACAAGTCGAAAAAAGCAAAGGATGTGAAGCACGGCTGGGGACGTAATCCCAAATCCATCCAGCACGGGAAACGGGAATATGAGGGAACGCTGACCCTTATGCAAAGCGAACTGACCGCCCTGAACCGGGCAGCCCGGGCCAAGGGATACAAAGACATCCTGGATGTGGATTTCGATATTATAGTCACCTATGAGGCCGATCTGGTGGTTACGGTAGATAAAATATGCTGTGCTTCCCTTACCGAATCACCCTCCGGCATGAAGGAAGGAGACGCACAGGCTGAAATAGCGCTGCCATTCGTTGCCCTGGATGTGAAATATGACACCACTGCACTGGCATAACCGAAATTACGGGATCAGGTTTCCGGTCCCGGTTTTAAAAACCATTTAAACATTATTTAAACGATGGAAAAACTGACGAAAGAACAGGTCGAAACGCTGAAAAAAAAGCATGGTGAAGTCTTTGAAATCGAAGTGGAAGATAAGGTTTGCTATCTGAAAAAACCTACCCGTAAAGTGCTTTCGCTGGCTGCTACGGCCGGACAGCACGATCCGATGAAATACAACGAGGTGATCCTGGCGAATTGCTGGGTGGACGGGGATGAAGAAATCAAAACGGATGATGCCTATTTTCTCGGGGTGTCCGGCGTTCTGGCCGAACTGATCGAAGTAAAAAAGGCGAGCTTAAAAAAGCTGTAGCCCCGTTGGGATTAGACAGCCGGACGTGGTTGTTCGAGGGGAACGCCCTGATCCGGGCGCACCTTCACCTCGATCCCGACGAACTCACGGATGAAGAGTGGATCACGCAGGTTCACATGGCACTCTGGATCGAACACCGGTATTTTCAGCATTTAGGAAAACTTTTAGGCGGATAAATATGGCATCGACTTACGAATATATAATCAGTTTGCAGGATAAGGTATCCGGCACGATGCAGCGTATCGTCGGTGCTTCTTCCGCTACTATCGGCAAGCTGACGGCCTTGTCGGACAAGGCCAGGACATTACAGGGGGTAACGGGCGACCTTTCTGGGAGTATGTTCCAGCTAAAACAGCGGATCGACCTGTTACAGCAGGAGAAAGAACTGCTGGATCCGTCCAACCTCGGCCTGATTAAACAATACAACCAGGAAATCGACAGCCTTTCAGGCCGGATTGAAAAACTGGATAATGCCGGACGGGGCGGGAAGCTGAAAGGCTATCTGGGCGAAATCGGCGGCATGATCAGGGGATTCATCAATCCTGTCACCCTGGGTGCCGCTGCCATCGGTTTTTCCGGCAAATCAGCGATGAATTTCCAGGAGGGGATGGCAAAGGTGAATGTTACCGCCCAACTGGATGAAAAGGGGCTGTCGGATCTGGAAAGTAAAATAAAAGGGATAGCGAAAGACAACAAATTCGATGTCGGGGTGGCTCCGGAAGCCTTCGAGCAGATTATCAGCCAGACGGCGGATGTGGATATGTCGCTCGATGTGCTGGACGCTGCCCTGAAAGGTAGCAAGGCGGGTTTTACCGACCTTTCTACTGTAGCCGGGGCACTGGCACAAACGATGTCCATTCTGGGCGGTTCTGCCAGTTCGCTGGAGGTACTGGATACCTTCTTTGCGGCTAAACGTGTAGGGGCCGGAGAATTTAAAGACTTCGCTACTTATATGCCGGGGCTGATCGCTTCGGCGGATGCATTAGGTGTGAAATACAAATCGGTGGCCGGGGTGTTTGCCTACATGACCGGAAAGGGACAGGATGCCGCGCGGGCCTCTGTCCTGATGGGGAATATGTTTTCCGCCTTGTCGAGATCCGATATTACAAAAAATCTGGATAAAGCCGGGGTAAAGATTTTCGACGCACAGGGTAAGATGCGGGATTTTGTGGATATTTTCCGCGACCTCGGCGGCGTGATGGCGGGCATGAGTGACCAGCAGAAAACCGGCTTTCTGGAGAAAGTCGGGATTGTCGATAAAGAAGCGAAAGCGGCCTTTGCCGTTATGGGTTCCGACCTCGATAAACTGACTGAATCCATGCAGGCGACTGCCAACGCCGCCGGAGAAACCAACGCCGCTCTGGAATTTTCAAAGAATCCGATACAGACAGCGACAGAGGTCTGGGGTCAGTTCAGGGGGATCGGCCGGCAGATCGGCGACCTGCTTCTTCCGGTTATCTGCAGCGGGTTGTCCGTTTTGGGACATGTACTCTCCGGAGTGTCGGCTGCCCTTGACGGGGTGATATCGTTTTTTTCCGGGTGGGTAAGTTACCTTCAGGAAGGCAACCCGTTGGTGTGGGGATTGACGGCCGCCCTCGGAGCTTTAACAGTGGCCCTGATCGCATACGAAATGTGGACCAACCGGGCAGCAATCGCGACGAAAGCAAAAGCGGTATGGGATGGGATTGTGGCGGCTGCCACCGGAGGGTGGACAACAGTGCAATGGGCCTTGAATGCTTCCCTGTACGCCTGTCCGCTGGTGTGGATCGTAGCCCTGGTTGTCGGCCTGATTGCCGCCATCGTGGCCTGTTGCACCAAAGTACAGGGCTGGGGAAAACAGTGGGACGTAATCGTACAGTTCATGAAAAACGTCTGGGACCTGTTTGTCGAAACGTTTAAATTCCGCTGGAATGTACTGACCAATGGCTTTATGCTGGGGCTCGATAAGATCAGACTGGGATGGTATAAGTTTAAAGAGGCTGTCGGTTTGGGAGATTCTGCGGAAAACCAGGCAATGATCGCGCAGATCAATGCCGATGTGGAGAACCGCAAACAGGCGATTACCGACGGAGCGAACAGGGTAAAAGAACTGGCCCGTAAAACAGCGGATTCCCTTTCCTGGGAATTATCCTGGAAAAAGGACGAAGCAACCGGAGAAAGCAAACCGGCCCCCGGAACGGAAACAAAGCCGGGTGAGCTGCCGAAAGCCGGGATACCTGATTTCGATTCCCTGATGAAAAAAATGGGGAAATCCGGCGGACAGGAATCCGCAAAAGAAGTAATTGACCTGAATGAGGCGGTAACCGACAACAAAGGGGATACGGCATATTCAGCCATCGCTTCCCGGCTGGCAATGGTAAAAATGCCGCCGGCAGCAGTGTCTCCCGTACAGGTTATAACCCCTGCTCCCGGTACTCCGGTGAATAATATTAACGTTCCAGGAGCTGCCGCCCCGGTCGTGAATGTAGATAATACCGATTACGCAGGCAAGGATAAGACAGAGGTATTACAGGGTATTGCGGAAAATGTGTCCGGAATCCGTTCGATACTCGGCGGCGGTCTGGTGCTTCCGGTTTCCCCGGTTACCGGCAAACCGGAAGCCGGCAGGAACAAAACGGTTTACCTGCGCGGAATTTACGACAGTGTTATCCGGTTACAGGGTATTGCCGCCGCCATTGCTGCTGTAGTAACCGTAGGCGGGATGAATCCGGTTGCCATCCCTGTGGTCACACAGATCAGCATGCCGGAAGTCCCGGCTGCAACGACGACCGATATCCCGGTGCTGGCCGCGGCTCCGGAATTGCCACGGACAGAGAGACGGCAGGATAAAGAAACCACCCCCGGGAACAAACCGGTAATGTACCTGGATAAATATTGCGAGCAGGTGGTTATTAACATTCAGAACACCGACCGGCGCGGTACCGATGAAATCCGGGAAACTATCCGGGAAACATTAACAGATATATTCGATCCGTATGAAGCATAAGTTTAATATACCCAATATCGGCGTTTCTCTCCTCACCCGGAAAGGTCTCCCCTTCCCGGGAGCCTTGACAGGGGTACGTCCGGCAGGAACCTATAAAGGGGACGCACAGGAAGATTACGAAGTGGAACCGGAAGCCCCGGAGGCAGAGGAATTTATCCGGGGAACACGGCTGCGGGGGAAAGACAGGTTAGGCCGCTGGTATTTTATGCCCGTGAGTTTTACCTACTCTTCTCCTTCCGGAGAGAAAAAGACACTGGAACTGGAGCGGGCGGAAATCAGGACGGTGTCAGCAAAGAAAAATATTGTTGAAACACCGCTGGTAGGCCGGAAAGGCGCTGTCCGGGAACTGATCAGTTCGGAAGACTTTAAAGTTTCCATCCGGACGGTGGCGCGGACGGAAGACGGCACCTATCCCGCTGACCGGATTGTTGAGTTCAGGGAACTCTACAACGTAAACGAGGCGGTTGAACTGAAATCGGCACTGACCGACCTGCTTTTCGATGAATACGACAAAGTCGTGATTACTGAAATGACTTTCCCGGAAACACCCGGTGTCGAAGATGAGCAGGAGGTGACAATCGAATGTACTACAGACAAACCTTTTGAACTAACCCTTGACTGAGTCGCGGGCCGCGACGGGCAGTAAAATAACGCAATATGTTTACATTATGCAGTGAAATAACGATAGGCGGGAAAAAGTTCGGCGGCGTGCATGACGTCCGGATCAAACGGTCCATTTACGAACTGGCGGCAACAGCGACGGTGAAAGTTCCGGTGACGGCGGTGCTGAAGCAAGCCGGGAAACCGGTGACGGAGGTAGAAGTGGCAAAGGAAATCAAAACGGGGGATCCGGTGGAGATCCGGCTGGGATACGACGGGATCCTGAACACGGAGTTTAAGGGGTATGTAAAGCAGCTTAACCTGAAAACACCGCTGGAAATTGTCTGTGAAGATGCTTTTTACCTGTGCCGGAAACAAAGTGTTACCCTATCCGGGAAAACGACGCTGACAGATGTTATCGGAAAATGCGGCCTGACAGCCGGCTACACGGCAAAACTGGCTCTGGAAAGCTTTCAGGTACCGAACAAACCGGTATCGTGGGTACTGGCAAAACTGAAAAAAGATTACGGACTGTCGGTATTTTTCGATCCGGAAGGACGGGTATATGCTGCAGAACCTTTTAAAATGGTCGGCGACACGGTAAAGTACCGCCTGCGGTATAATGTAATCCGGGACGACGATCTGAAGTACCAGTTGGCAGAGGACGTTAAGCTGAAGATAAAGGCGGTGTGTATTTACCGGGACGGGACAAAGGTAGAGGCAAAGATCGGAGCCGAAGACGGAACGGAAAAAACGATGTATTTCTACGATGTAAAGGATCAGGCGGAACTTGCCGCCCTGGCACAGGCAGAACTGAAACGGCACAGTTACGACGGTTACAGCGGGAAAATACAGACCTTCCTGGTACCGTTTGCCGCTCCCGGCATGCTGGCCGAACTGGAAGATGAAGTGTATGCATACCGGAACGGGCGGTATTATATCGAAAGTGTGGAAACGACGTTCGGAACCTCGGGGGCCAGGCGGAGCGTCGAAATCGGACTAAAGGTATGAAAGGAAATGAAGGAATAAGGCGGATGTTCGAGCGGCGTTTACAGGAGGCCGCGGAGACCGTGTTTTACGGGGAAGTGTCGGAAGTAAACGAAGGATCCCGGACGTGTACGGTGATGATGGAGGGAATCCCCTATGAAAACGTGCTTTTGTATGCCGTGGAGAATACGGAATTGAAAGGGCAGGTACTGATTCCCCGGATCGGCAGTACAGTGCTGGTGGAACGGATTGCAAACGACCGGTATTTCGTGGTGATGTTTTCTGAAATAGACAAAGTGCTGCTGACGATCGGGGAGAATACGATAGTGGAGGTATCGGAGGAATGTGTCCGGATCCAGGCCGGAGAAAAAACAACGGTCACGGCGGATGCTGAAAAATGCCTGCTACAAGTGGGTGAAAGTGTGGTGAAGACGACGGAAAAGGGACTGACGTTTGTCAAGGGCGGAGCCGGGCTGAAAAAAACGCTGGAGGAACTCATCGACGCGATCACGAAGCTGACGGTAACAACGGGTGTAGGCCCGTCAGGGGTACCGGTTAACGTGGCGGATTTTATTAAGATTAAACAGGGTTTAAACGATTTTCTGGAGGGATAAATATGGCACTGGTAAAAGCGACAATTAAAAACGAAATAAAAGCGGCGTTTACCGCCGTGATGGATCAGGCGGACGACAAACGGGAGGACGCCCTGGATAAAGTGGCGGATAAAATTGCCGAAGCGGTAGTGAATGCGGTTAAGAGCGCTACGATCACCTATACAGCCGGATTGGTAGCTCCCGCAATGGGGGGTCCGGTAACGGGAACATTTCAATGTACAATTTCATAGTTATGCTGGATATCACACAAACGGCGGACGGGGACGTCGAACTGGGAACAGGCGACCTGACCTATACGGAAAGTACCGGACAGCATAAACGGGATTTGCTGCTGGCGGATAAAGGACATTTTAAAGAAAACCCGGACCGGGGCGTGGGTGCTTTTAATTTCCTCGGAGATTCCGATCCGGAAGAGTTTTACAGAATGGTCCGGAAGGAATGCAGTAAGGACGGAATGAAAGTTAAGGATGTAAAACAGTCAGGCGGAGATCTGCTAATTGATGCGGAATATGAAAACGGTAACAGTTAAACCGAACCAGACGGTATTTGATATACTTGTCGAGCAATACGGGACGTGCGAGGCGCTGGCGGAGCTCCTGGAAAATAATCCAAATCTGGAAAATGAACCCGGGGCAGACGGGCGGGCCATACCGGAAGCGGAACGGATTTTCCGGCTCGACCTTCCCCTGAAAGACGGCAGTACGGTACTGATCAGCACGGACAGCCGGCAGATAAAGACATCGGTGATCCGGGAAATAAATACGGAGGTAACAACATTTTCAAACGAATAATATGGCGAGGACAATAAACGAGATACAGACGGGTATTAACACGGCGCTGGAAGCCGGCACTGAGGTAAAACTGTCTACGTCCAAAGTGGCGGAATGGCGGCTTTGGACCTGGATTGTAGCTACTGCAATACAGGCTTTCGAGGTGATCCTGGACCTGTTTAAAAAAGAGGTGCAGGAAAAAACGGATAAGATCACACCGGGGACGGTACGCTGGTACGGGGAACAGTGTCTGCGTTTCCAGAACGGACACAAACTCCTTTTCGATAAGAATACGGCAGCCCTGTATTATGCGGAAGATGATCCGGACAGCCGGATTGTAAAGGTTGTGGCCATTAAGGAAAGCAGCAAGCACTTAACGATTAAGGTGGCCAAACTGGATGATGCCGGGAAGGTGGTCCCGCTGGATCCGGATGAGAAATACAACCTGATTGCCTATATACATGAGATCCGGGCAGCAGGTACCGTGACGGACGTTGTTTCTGTAACGGAAGATCAAATCCGGTATGACCTGCAGGTGTGGCATGATACGGTGTATCCCTACTCTGAGGTGGAGGCAAATGTAAAGGAGGCTATCGGGGCGTTTAAAACAAACATCGGGTTTGACGGTGTGATTTATGTGCAACAGTTTATCGATGCGGTTATGGGAGCCGAAGGGGTGGTTACCTGTAAACTGAATTCGATAGCCCGCAAAGGGGTGTCGGACGACGATTTCAGGCCCTTTGACGTGTACAGTGATCTGGAATCCGGGTATTTCGATTATTCAGGAGATTCACAGTTGGTAGTTGAATCGGTTAAAAATATGGGTGTATGAATCCGGGAATTGAGTATGACAATCTGGTAAAGCAGCTGCTTCCGCCGCATAAACGGCAGCGGGTGCGGTTGTGGCTCCTGCGGGCGTTTGTTCTGCCCCTGCGGGAAATGTTTGAAGCTTTCGGTATATGGCGGGATGACATCCGCATGCTGATGAATATAACGAATCAGGTAAAGGTGCTGGAAGGGTACCTGCAGAAGAAATACAACGCCCCGACCATCCATATAGAAACGTACGGGGATGGATTGCTTCTGATCGGTCTGGAGCGTGAAGGGATTGCCATGCAGCCCGAAATCGGGCTGGAACATGAAGATGTGGTGGCAAAAATACCGCTCGAAAATGAGCTTAGGGGACAGTTCGGGGAGGCGGATTTTATTGTGTATATCCCTGCCGGGGTGGATGCCGACCTGATCCGGACAGAGATTGAAAAATACAAACAGGCACTTACAAAGTATAAAATCATTCAGAATTGATATGAGAAGACATGTACAGGTAGAAGGCGTACGCCGCTGGGCCGGGGAACATATTATCGATCTGCAGGCTGAACCGTTTAAAGTGATCGATACGTTCTTTGAAGAATTCGGAAATTGCATCCTGAAAGGCTGTGAGGTTTCCGGGACAGAAGAAGGAAAATACAATATTGCTTCCGGGTTGGTTGCCCTTTCAGGAGCGGATCCGGAGGGTAATACGACTTTTAAGGTTGCTCCGTTTGCCGGGGCGGAAGGGGTCGCCCTTCCGGCTTACTTCGTACTGAATTTTGAGGTAGTGGAGAGGGAATACGTTGATGAGAAAATGCACCCGGTATATTACGAATACGGAGTGGAAATCGTAACAGAGAAGCCGGAAAACCGGGCTTTTCTGGAAATCGGTACAGACGGAGCCCGCCGGTTCCTTGATGTTACCGGAGTGACGCATAAACTGGATAAGGACGGAGACGGTAAGGACGTTGTTGTTTCGTTCGCAGAAGCCGGAGAACGGGAAAATGTGCAGACCGGGGAAACGCTTTCTGTACTGTGGGGAAAGGTAAGAAAATGGTTTTCCGGCCTGAAAACGGTGGCATTTTCGGGAAGGACGGCGGATCTGGAAGACGATGCGGAGCATCGCCTGACAACGGACGCAGAGAAAGCACGCTGGAATAACACCTACACGAAAAAAGAAACGGACGATAAAGATACAGCTGTGCAAAATGCTGTCGATAACCTGGCGGGTGATGTGTACCGGAAAGCAGAAACAGAAAGCAGGGACGCAGAAACGCTTAGGAGTGCGAAAGAATATGCCGACGGAAAAGTAACGGACTTGGGGGGAGATACGTACCGGAAATCGGAAACTTATAACCGTACGGAAATAGATTCGAAAGATTCTGCTGCCCTGAAAACAGCAAAAGAGTATGCAGACAATCAGGTTTCCGGACTCGGAAATCAGGTTTACCGGAAAACCGAAACCTATAACAGAGGGGAAATAGATTCGAAGGATTCCGCTACTTTAGAAGCCGCTAAAAAATATGCTGCTGACCGGATCGCTGAAATTGTGGGAAGTTCCCCGGATGCCCTCGATACGTTGTATGAAATTGCCGCCGCCCTGGGGAACGATCCAAACTTTGCAACAACGATTATGGCGCTGATTAACGGTAAAGCAGATGCTGGACACAAGCATACGAAAGCGCAAATTACGGATTTTCCGACATCAATGCCGGCATCGGATGTGTATGCGTGGGCAAAGGCTTCAACGAAACCGACTTATTCCCATACGGAAGTAGGAGCTGCAGCTGCAAACCATAATCACGATTCTGTGTATCAGCCCAAAGGTAGCTATGCGGCAGCAAGCCACAAGCACGCGGCGACGGATGTAAACGAAGATTCTACCCATCGGTTTATGACCGATGCGGAACGCTCGAAGTTAAACGGAGTTGAAACCGGAGCTAATAAGTATGTACATCCATCGACCCATTCCGCTGACATGATATCGGACTCTGCAACCAAAGTAATGATGACAGCTGCGGAACGTACGAAGTTAAACGGAATCGAAACCGGGGCTAATAATTATGTGCATCCAGATAACTCTTCTACACGTCATGTTACAGATGCGGAAAAGGCGAAATGGAATGGTATGGCTTCTGTCCAGATGAATACGAGTACAAATGGCTACGCAAAAATCGGAGGATTGACAATTCAGTGGGGATATTTAACTTTACAAGGTAATTCATCTCGAACTATTAATTTCCCAATCGCTTTTGCAAACAATTGCCTGAACGTCCAATTAACAATTGCAGACAATACAGAGTCGGATTATATCGCTTTTGTAAATGCAAAAAGTAGAACAAGTGTTACCATTTACCAGTACGGTAAAAGCTCTAAAAATTGTTATTGGCTTGCGATCGGATATTAAATTCAGATTCCGGTACCGAATTTTTTATTTTTAACGGTACCGGAGAGACCTAGCTTTAAAATTTGTACAATTTGTTTTCAAAAATTGTACTTTTCGTTTTGCCGATTATAAACCGTCATTTTTAATGCCAACCTGCATTGCGAATCTTGCAAAGCAAAAGTAGAAAAGAATATCCCTTATGAAAAGGGAGTGAAAGACCTGAAAGTGGATATGAAAACTCAAACCATCACAGTCACTTTCCGCGAAGACAAAAATACCACCGAAAACTTGCAGAAAGCCATCGAGAAATTGAACATCGAAGTGAAAGGAATCGAAGGAAATAACACTTCTGCCAAAACCCAAACCGGCGAAAAGTGTGAAAAATCCTGTTGTGAAAAAGAGGGGAAAACGAAATAA